TATCTTCTTTTCTTTTCTTGATGCTACACCAATTCTCGTTAAAGTCTCACGGACTTTTAAGAAATCATCTGGTTCGTTTAGTGTTACCTCAACCATTTGGTCAGGTGCCCACTTTACCTCAGGCTCTTGAACCACGCTCATTGTCTTCCTCCAGTTTCAAATTTAGATTTTATAAAATTAAGTTGTTCTTTTGTTAGGATTCGCAGAGCTTGTTTTGCCTTCTCGTTACTATAACCATAATAACGCTTTACCAAGTCAAGGTCTTTAATCTCATCTTTACGCAACCAAGGAGAAAATCTCTTCTTAGTTCTGAGTGTATTTAGAAAAAAATCATATTGCATTCTCTTTGGTAAAAAATGATACTGATTCATCTCATTTGAAAATAGAATCGAATCAAGATGACCAGAGTAAATACGATTCACAATATAGGGTGCATACTCCTTCTCTAATGAAGGATCTTCATCTATTAGATTTTTCTTTGTCTGGTTTATAGAGTTCAACCAATCTTTCAGTTCCATAATTAAGTAGAAGTAGTTCTTTACGTTGTTGCTGATCACGCATATATTCACCAACAGATCTCATTGTATAGGTAAGATCAAATTCAGTAGCAGTCCAGTCTTTAAAGCGATCCTTGACTAACTGGGAAGAATTATATGATACCATCATATGAGCAGTATGTCTATCACAATCTTCTGCAAACTTATCATGGTCAAATCTCTTATGCATATCACCTTTCTTACCATAAAGATTATCCTTAATATCATAAGGAGGATCTAGGTATATGAATGCTCCATTCCAATCTGTTAGTAGATCTTCATAAGATACATTAGTAATCTTCCAGTTCTCAATTATTTGTTGATATCCTGTTATTTTTTCAATTCCTCTATAGGAGAAGTTTGATTCACTGGCTTGGGATGAAAAAGAACTTGACTCAGTAAGACCAGAAAAACTACACTTATTAACAATATAAAAATACGCTGCACGGTCTCTACTGGATAATCCTTCATCGTTAATCTTTTCTTTTGCATTGTTAAAGAGTTCCCTAGCAGAATCTCTCTCAGGATATTTATTCTTCAAACCCCATATCATGTCTTGAAGATTCTGTCCATCATCTTGTATGTTCTGCCAGAAGTTTACAAGAGGTTCATATAAATCATTAACCCAAATACTTAATTCAGGATACATCTTAGAGATGTAAAGTGCTACACTTCCACCACCAAGAAATGGTTCACGAAATTCTTTATACTTACTAAAGTCTGGAAAGAACTGTCCCATCTTAGTACAGGCACGAGACTTACCACCAGGATATCTAAGTGGGGTTTTTAATGCTTTTTTGCTCATAATTTAGATGTAATTGTATAGCAGGTGCAGGTGGTTTATAATCTGCATCATGTAAAGCACAATACTCACTAAAGGTAATCTTCATTTCCTTATGAGTTAGATTACAATGTTTTGCTGCTTTCGGCAAGTTCCATTTAGCAGAAAACAACATCTCCATTGCTTCTCTAGTTTCAATTCTCATTAATAAAACCTTTCATAATCATCGTTAACTTGAACTTCAATAGTATCAAAGATTCTATTTAAAGAACGGGCAAACATCCTATATCCAGATCCAACATATAATTGACCTAATACAACCGATGCTGTTGCTACACCCCAAAAGATGTAATAAAATTTAGACTTCACTTGATTACGTGCCTTTTGTCTAGGCCAAGCAGGTGTAGGTACACTCATAATTAATCCTCATCATGTTTATGTTTCAATTTACCAGACATCTCATATGCTTCTTTGTTTCCACCATGACCATGTGCGATGCCTAGTTCATGCATTTTAGCATGTTCGTCAATAGGGTCTCTTAATTCTTTCTTACCTGCTCCTACTGTAAGATAAAGTCCATAAATGACTAAACCCAAAACAACTAAACCAAAGAATAAAATAAATCCTTGATCTGGTGTTAGATTTAGATGAGGAATAATCACATCAGGTTGTTTCTCCCATGTACCAGGTAAGTTATACACTGAGGGTTTTGATAAAAAAATCATTTGAATTCACACTCCACCATAATTTCTGTAAGACAGGCTAACATATTTATCTCTTGATCTGCGACGAATGCCATTTGATATTGATACTTAGCAATAACAAGAACAGCAGCAGGTATAGTAGTCGGAACCAAGGATTCGTAAAGACTATCATAAATCCTACGAAATAGGACAGAAGTATCGTTGTCCATATTATTGTTGACCCACTTACGTACTTCAGGAAAGTTTTTTGCTTTAAGGTTTTTAATGAGATCATCGACTGCTACATCAGAAAAAGCTGCTAATATTCCACTATCTATCTTACCACTAACAGAGTATCTCTGACACTCATTTAATACTCTTCTCCAATCTGGAAAATGTTTATTAATTAATTGTATTAATACTTTCTTATCAGTTTCAATCCTTTCTTGCTCCAAGATAAAATTGAGTCTTTGGAAGAAGTTAGCAGCGATTTGTTGCTTCTCTTTTCCTCTGATGGAGAAGTCAACCACAGCACACCTGGAATGTAGGGGTTCGAGGATTTTATTCTTGTAGTTGCAAGTGAAAATGAATCTACAGTTCCCTGCAAACTCTTCGATAAATGCTCTGAGGAGGAGTTGTACGTCGTTCCCTGTATTATCTGCCTCATCAATGATGATGACCTTGTGCTTCGCTTCCGAAGAGAGAGATACAGTTGATGCAAAGTTCTTTGCGTTATTACGTACTGTGTCGAGGAATCTTCCTTCATCGGATCCATTGATGACATAAAAGTCTACTCCTAATTCGTTACACAATGCCTTTGCAACAGTGGTCTTTCCTACACCTGGAGGACCAGCAAGAAGCATATTAGGTATTTCTCCTTTATTTAGAAATTCCTTAAAGGTTTTCTTAATACCATCTGGTAAAATACATTCTTCAATTGTTTTGGGTCTGTATTTTTCAACCCATATAAAGTCACTCATTCTTCAAATGTTGTAAGTTTTTTATACTTCTCATACAACTCACCCATCTTAGGTTCAGTTTCACGAGATTTCCACATTTGTTGTAGAATTAATTTCATATCATCCATCGGCACTACTACCGATAAATTTCCATGTGTGTGTGCTTCAGTCATAAATCATTCCAATGACGTATTACTCCGCTAACAATAAAACAGTTAGTAATGAGATAAGAAAGGAAAATAATAGAACGTACCAAAACAATGTGATTGTCGTATCGTTTAGTTCTTGAATCTTCAAAACTACCCAACGCATACTTCCATATTCTCCACAATTTTATCATCAATTAAAACTAGAATCAGGTTCTAATGCAATATAATATTTTAAATTATGATTAGTATTTGAAAATCTTGATAGAAGTTTAGAAGAAACAACTACATCATAAGCACCAGGAATAATTTTAATATTCTCCACCTTAAAATTAAATGCAAATTCTTTATCAGTCTCACCAACTACAATGGCAAACTCATTAGAAGTATCATTCTTCTTATCACGAACTACAAGTTTAATAACACCTGCTTCCCCTATTGCTGATAAATCAGGAAGTTGATATACTGCTGCTGCTTTAAGTAGTTTCTCTAATGCAATACTATCTATTTGAAAATGAACATCTTCAGATGGGAGTGAAATTGTTTTATCAGGTGGAGAAACAATAACAGCTGGATCAGCATAAAAATATTTTACTCTACGCTTACCTTCACGAATAGTAAGATAAGAATCTGGAGAAAAATCTAAATCAGGATCCTGATGCAATCCAAGTCCATTTAAGAACTGATTTAAATCATAGATGGCAAAATCACGAGAAAATTCTTCATCAATTTGTGCCTCTGCAAGAATATTCTTAGCAACAGAAATAGTTTTTAATTCATTTCCTTTTTTGACAAGAATTGAATTATTAATGCCAGCAAAATTCTTGAGAATTGTTAAAGTTTTGTCAGAAAGTTTCATAACCACGGGTCGGAGTTTCATTTAATTGTCCACTAAAATGATATAATAGAAGTGAATAGTGTAGTGCTTTTAGTATATCACGTTTTGCTTGTCCCTTCTTATCGTAACGACTTAGATACTTAATTGCATTAGAACGACAGAATGATTCTGCATCTCCTACGGACTCAATAAGATCAAGTGTCTGGACGTTATTATTGTCAGAAGTATAATGTCCACCATAAGTGGTAGAAATATAATCCTGAAGAGCTTTGATGGACTCATCCTCTTTATATTTTCTATTACAATCTTTTTGTATACCAGGTGTTGGTGGTAATGTAATATCAAGTTGATCAATTTCATCTGTATTGAGTGTAATATCACCAATATTACCCATATCAAAATTCAAATAATCTGCACCATCAGAAACTGTGTAAGTAGCAGTATTACCTGACCCTACAGTAGTAACAATAGGATCATATTCATCACTCTCTTGTGGAGTGATCGTGTTGTCAGTCATAACAGGATAAACCTCATCCATAGTTCCATTAAGTTCTTCATAAAGTAGACTCCAAGCATTAACCATAAGAAAATAGAAATTCGTTTACAAGTTTGTCTGCTTTTTCTTTTCCAAATGATCCTGCAAGATATCCTCCAACTGGATCAAGTTTGGTCATATAAGCATCGAAGTCTTTGTAGACACTAGTATCAGTGCCTTCTGGTTTCTCTAATTCTACCATATTTTTGTAGACTGTCAAGTATTGTTTGAACATATCTAAATGCTCATCAACTTCATCTGCCTTACAATATTGAATGTAGATGTTTTTAGAGAAATGATTACCTGGTTCAAAGAAGCGATAATCACCTCTTCCTTCAGGTAAACTATCAACACCGAATAGAAAGTTTTCTACTGGATGTTGGAAATCAAATACAATAATAATTTTCTTCTCATTAAATGCCATTAGATCGACACCAAAACAAGGAAGATTACTTCCAGTTTTTGGATAGATGATATTATTGTAAATACAACTCTTGCCACCCCAAATATCAACCTGTCTTGATTTGATAAAATATGGGTGAATATGAGTTTCAGCAGTGAGAAATAACTTCTTACCTTCCCAAGATGCCCAACATTCCCTGAAAGATAGATCAGGGAATGTCTCTGCTACAGCATCCTTATAAT